TCAATCAACTATCTTTGGTTTGATGGGATCGACGATTGCATGCAATCAGCAACGGCAATCAATTTTAGCAATTCGGATGAAATGACGGTTTGTGTGGGTGTGACTAAATACTCCGATTCGGGTTCAAATGTCATTTTGGAAACAGGGGCCTTTTGGACAAATAACGGATCGTTTGTGTTAGTGCGAAACACGAACATACCACGGTGGATTTATGGGTCGCGAGGTACAGCGCACATACATTCTGGGGAACTCATTGTTGCGAGCGGACGTGCTTCGCTTTTGTTTACTGGCGAATCGAAAATCTCTACAGACTTAGTTCGTTTGCGAAACTTACGCGGGCCGTGGCAACAAAACAACGCCGACCAGGGTACAGGTAATTATGCGACGCAAGTGATTAATTTCGGATCAAGAAACCAGCTAAACTCTTTTCACTTCGGAGAGATCACATCGGGGTTTTTTATTAACAAATTACTAGACCCGTTGGTGCTTGCGGATTACGAAAAGTACTGGGTCGGACAGAAAGCGGGAATCGATTTACCATGACACCCTACGTTTATCGATTAACAATCGCGATCCCCGAAGCTTTGATGGAAGCAGCAAATCATCTTGCAGTAGCTATCGGGGAAAGTGCTGGTGATTTCCAGTCATTCACACAAGCCGATTGGGTCGATTCACAAGGTAACCGCTACGCTGTCGCTTCGACGCAATGCACCGAGACGTTATTCCAGTACGCGGGATCTCCACTACAGCGTAGAGAGTTTGCACCGGAGGAGTGGAGCCTAGAGCTAGCTAGCCAAGCCCAAGCCGTTGTCGAATTGTGGATGGGTGAGGGTGAGATACCCAGTGCCGATCCGAATAAGATTGTCGGTATCGTGATGGACGATCCGGCACAAGCCTTGCAATTATTGGGAGTGACGAGGATGGAGTTGTAGCCGAAGTCGCCAGACTTTGGACCGCTTGCCAGAGACGTATCCAATCTCTGGTGAGATCGGCTACCGGATACGGTTACCAAAAAGTTATTGGAATCTAAAATTCGTCGATTTCGGGGTGGCTGTGATAACGTCGGTGCATGATCAATCGCCGACGTACACTAGAATCTCGCAAACATGCCAAGAGCCGTATCGCTCAGATCATCGCTGATGATATGCTGCACGCGACTCTATCCGCTGCCGCTGCCGCCCCTACGGTATGCCTGGCTGGCGGTGCTCGTCTTACGCTGCACGCTGCAGCTGCGAGTGATGATGCTGCTGAGTCCTCTGGGCCAGCCAAGTTCACGAACCAAGTGGTTTACACCGGTGGCCTGATGTATCCGCAGCTGCGCATGTCATCAGGCTATCAGGGTGCCGTGGTAGTCGATGTGACCGGTATCGAGGCTGCACCGGATACCCCGATCAATCGAGACCACGATCCCGCCAGGCCAGTCGGACATTGCCCAACAGTAGGACACGATTCTCAGCAGTTTCTCGCATCGGGCCTATTCTCGCTCGATAACGAGGATGCTCGCGAGATTGTCGCCTCTCTCAAGGCTGCAGATGGCCAGACGTTCCCCTGGAAAACGTCGATCGGATTGATCCTCATCGAACATCGCATGATCCGCGAGGGTGAAGAGCTGCAGGCCAATGGCCAGACCTTTGTCGGACCTCTGCTGTTTGTGTCGCGATCGCGACTCAAACACATCGCTATTTTGACCGAGCCGGGCGATATGGAAGTGCCCAAGCTCACACTTTCTGCCCAACTTCAAACAGGAACCTCTGCAATGGATTTCGAATCCTGGGTCGCTTCTTTAGGCCTCGATATGGCAACTCTATCCGAGGAAGCAAAGGCCGCTCTCAAGGCTCAATACGATGCTCAAATGGCCAGCTCGGGCGATAGCTCGGATGCGGGCGATGGATCGGACATGAGCGACGAGGGCACCGCAACCGCTGCCGCTGGCCGTGCTGCTGGTGACTCGCTACATGCTCAATCCAGCAATGGTCGATCGACTCGCAGTGCAGCGAATCGATCAACGCCTGCACGCAATGCCGTACTCGAAGATCTGCGAGCTACATTTGCCCAAGAAACCGCTCGCACCAATCAAATCAATCAGCTCTGTGCTCGATTCGGTAATCCCGAGGTCAACATCGGTGGCCGCAATGTCTTGCTGGCTGCTCACGCGATCGCCGAGGGTTGGGATACCGACCGATGCGAGCTCGAGGCTCGACGACACCAAGAGCTCGAGGCCGCTCGCAACAATCGACCACACGGACCTGCGATCCACTCGACCAGCCGCAACCAGCGGGGCACGATGGAAACATTGCAAGCCGGTCTGCTGATGCGAGCTGGTGTCGCTCTTGACTCGCCGAGCTTAAGTGCTCCTACTGTACGTCATCGCATGCCGCAGTGGCTGCAGGCTGGTATCAATGATGCCAACCGACAGCGAATCATGGACAACGCGCAAGAATTCCGCGATCTATCCATGCTAGAGGCCGCTCGCTGTGCACTCGCCAGCACTGGGGCAACGGTACCAAGCAACCGAATCGATATGCTGCACGCAGCATTCGGATCGGGTGCTGTGTCGCAATTGTTCGGAGCTACGATCGGAGCACGATTGCTCGCATCGTACGCCGAGATTTCGGACTTCTCTTTGGGCTGGACGCAGGAAGCGGAAAATCCAGATCTCGAGGAGCACGATCGCACGCGCATGGAAGCTGCGGGCGATCTTTCTCTGCACCCACCTGGGGGAGAGGCTGATTACGCTCAGCGAGCTGCTCGATCGGAAAAAGTGAAAGTCGATCGATTCAGCCGACAGTACCCAATCGACGAAGCGGATCTCATGAGCGACAACTTTGGTCGCCTCGCTCAGACTCCTCGCGATTTCGGGATGGCCGCTGGCCGCATGCGTCCGAACGTGGTCGCAGCAGTCATTCTCAACAATTCCAACCTCGCTGTGACGGGCCGCAATCTCTTTAACGCCACTGACGTTTCCGACATCGGTACCGGCAAGGCACTGGGCCGAGGCCCACTCAGCGAAGCAATCGCAACGCTGGGCCTAAGACGAGATGGCGACGCATCGCTTAACCTGCAGGCCACTCACTTGCTCGTGCCACCTGCCCTGCAAGATCTGGCAGTGCAATTGCTCGAGTCCAATATGGTCATGGTCGACGGTGGCTCAGGTAGTGAAAACGTATTCCGACGCTATCGCATCACCCCAGTATCTGAGGCACGACTGCAAAACGGCATGCGAGATCCGATCACCGGTGCAGCCCTCTCGGGATCGGCAACGAATTGGATTCTGGTCTCTGCAGAGGCTCATACCATCGAGGTCACCTTCCTCGAGGGAGCTGGGCGAGTGCCAATCGTTACAACGGAACAATTGACCGGTGGTCGATTCGGTCTCAATGTGACCGTGCGACACTACGTCGGAGCTAAGGCTCTGGACTTCCGAGGATTCGTCCGAGGCCGTGCATAGTCAACCTAACGTAGCCAAAGTCGCCAAGACTTTGGATAGCTCGCCAGAGATGTATCCAATCTCTGGCGAGATCGGCTACTAAGAAACCAACCCAATTACAAAAGAATCATGAAACGAATTCAGCTGCTGCAACAGGTCAAGATCGATGGCGTCGAGCATGAGCCAGGCTTTCATTCGGTCGAGGACGGTTATGCCGAATCACTCTGCAACGCCGGATGGGCACGACTCGCACCAGGCAAAGCCAAGGCCGAGGTCGAAGAGTCTGCATCCGTCGACGATGACAAACCAGCAAGCACAGTACCGAGCGACGATGATAAGCCCGTCGAGGTGCCAGTGCCTGCCGCCGCACCCAAGCGATCGCGAAAGCGATAAGTCGTACTAGCCTCTTTCCAAGAGGCGTATTACCAAACGCCTCTCGGAGAGAGGCTAATACACCAAATCCAAATCGGAGCCCATAAATCATGGCAAGTTTTCTAGCAGAAGATGACAACGTCGTAATCGCGAACAGCAGCGGATCGACGATGGTCAATGGTCTCATTGTCGCTGCAGCCGACGGACGCGCTGCGATTGTTGAGGGATTGGCCGGAATTAAAAACGGTCGTACCGGCCGAGGTCGTGTGCGTGGAGTGGTCGTGTGCGACAAGGCCTCGGCGACGGTCATCGCCGCCGGCGATCGATTGCAGATCGCAACTGCAACCCAACTCGTGACGGTCAAAGCTTCTGGCGCAGCGGACGTCGGCAACATTCTGCTGGGCCGAGCTCGTGCCGCTGCCGGTAACGGTACCGTTACCGTCGAGGTAGTGCTCAACGGCACCGGCACCACGCCATAAGCCTAACACATCATGCCACGCCCAAGCCGCATTGCTACGGCTACCATCCGTGGCATGACCATAACGATTTATCGACAGTCTACCGTGATTGTCGATGGCGAAGAGGTCGATGCCTCGTGTGACTCGCCCGATCACACGAGGCGATCGATCAGGATTCGTGACGGACTCACGCCCGAGCGTTTCCTAGACGTACTCATTCACGAGTTGCTGCACGCTTGCTTTTGGGATCTCGACGAGAGTGCCATTGCAGAGACAGCAACCGACATTGCCCGACTACTGACTCAACTAGGATACGCCCAATGTCCGCCCTCAAAGACAAGCTGCTCGAGTGGCAGCAAATCGAAGCGGAGCGCAAAGAGCTCTCGCGACGATCGGCAATCCTAAGCCAGCGAGCCAAGCAGCTCGAGGCCGATTTCGAGGCCGAGCTTACCAAGACCGGTAAGCAATCGATCAAGCGACATGGCTTTACGCTGAGCTGGGTCGATGGCCGAGCCACGGTGAAGTGGGCCGAGGAGTTTTTGAAGGCCTGCGGGCCTGAGGAAGCCAATCGACTCAAAGAAGAGGCTGCGAAATCGATCGAGAAAAAACTATCGATCTCGCCGCCAGCCGAGTAAACAACCGTAGCCGAAGTCGCCAAGACTTTGGACGCTTGCCAGAGACGCATCCAATATCTGGCGAGATCGGCTACCAAGCAACAAACCAAACATGACGTACTGGATCCAAATCGCATTTCGAACACTGGCCGCAGTCAACCGACTCGTGGGCATCACGAAATGGATTCGAGAATCTGAACTACGTCAAAACTTGACCAAGCCCGTTCTCACGCTGCTAATCGCCATAGCAGCATGGATCTGGCCGCTGTCAGTACTGATCATCATTATTGCACAAGTCACCTACGCCCTGACCAAAATGCAAGACAACACCAAAGACAACGATCCTAAGCCACCTGCTCAAAAGTTTCGAGTTGTCGCTTTGGTGTTGTGTTGTTTTGGCATCGCTGCGGGCTGCGATACCGCACCGCTCGAGTACCGAGCCCTCGCCGCACCCAAGGCCGAGACTCCCTCGATCAATCCGCCCGTTTCCATTCGCGTGCGTAACTGGCTCGGGGGAGCATCAGGCCGCGAGGGGTCCTGTGCCCATGCCAGTACGGTCAACATGCTGCACTGGCTCAACGAATTCGATCTCGCTCGCACCTGGCGTAGCAAGTACTCGGGGGGCGAGTACGCATCACGCCTACGCGAGCGACTCGATCGCGAGGGAGTCCAATACGCCTACACCGAGCAAGCCAACCTCGCACTGCTTGACTACGCCCACGAGACTCGCAGGGGTGCTGTGATTTGGTGGAAACCGTCGCACGCATGCACGTTTTGCGGATGGGTCGAAATCAATGGACGCACTCATGCAGTCATCCTCGACAATAACTTTCCTGAGCGATTCGAGTACACCGAAAAAAGTCAATTTCACCGACTCTGGGCGAGCTATGGAGGCTTTGGGCTGACCGTCCTCGGCGATCCACCAAGCCCGCCACCATTCCGCTCGTATGAGCCTGTAACGCTGTTCTAAAAGGACAGAAATCATGACTGAATGCTGCGACAACCCAAAACGCTTTAAGATTGCTCTCAGTGCTGGCCTTATCGCCGCCATGATCGCTCATGCGATTATCTTTGGTACCGTCCAGAGAACACTGCCGAAGGTGGAGGAGTATCTCCTCGACTCGCCTCAAACTGCGACGCCTGCTGCACCCCCTGGTGGCATCAATTTTGATTCGAATCGGTACGGATCTCCGAACACGCTACCGGTCAACGATGCTGCACGCGACGAGCTGAAACGGCAAATCCTCGGCCGACGCATCACGCCTTACAACTCTCCCTATCGGTCGCCGAATTGTCCTGATGGCACATGCCCGCCTGGCACTGTGCCAGCGCAGCCGGTACCGAACATCACGCCGGCCAACAATACGCAGCCCAAGCAACCGAGTAACTTGCAACCAGTAAAGACTCAGGATCGATACTCAATCGAGCTATTTGTCAACAATGATCAGCAAAGCCAAGCCCTGCAATCTTGGTTCAAAGAGCATGCAACGCTGCTCAAATGGACCACGACCTGCAACCACAACACGTACACCGCAGACAACCCGCTCTATCGCTCGCGATATGCTGCACTCATTCCACCTGATGCGTTTCCGGTCTGCCTGGTTACCGCACCTAACGGTGGTCACGTCTATGCCGCCGATCGGTACACATTACCAACCACAGCAGCCGCTTTGGTAACGGAGATCAGCGAAGCGACCAAGCTGCACCAATCGATCATGGCGGGCAACAATAGCCCGCTGCCTGCACAGCCGCAGCCACCAGTTGGCTCGCAGACTGCGACGCATCCCGCACCGGATTATGTCGAGCAATGCAAAGATGGATCATGCCAGCCCGATGCGAGATTTCCACTACTCGATCGACTGCGAGACCGTCCAAAAGATTCCGTCGAGGGATTGCTGACTGCGATTTTTTCGCCGACTGAGTTTCTTTTTCAGATTCTCATCATCGCGATCGGTACCTTTGTCATCATCTACCTCATTAAAACCCGATAGGCTGCGCCATGGTATTCAACTTAATCGTTTACGGATTTGTTGCACTGATCGTCGGTGCTTTCGCATGGCTGATCATCAAGCCAAAAAAAGCTGCTCAGCAGATGGCACCCATAGTGCAACCGCAACCAATGCAGCCGATCGTGCAGTACGCCAGGCCGCATGCTGACAGCGAGCTGGATCGCAAGCTGCTCAGAGTGCAGCGAGTGCTGCAACAAAAATACGAAGCCAAGGCCGACGCTGCCGCGATCGCTGAGGCGTACGAGCTGCTCGGCGAGGAATCGTAATGAACATGCTCAACACGGGCTCGCAGTGGCTCGCTCAGCAGCTGGGCCAGCATGCGAGCCAGTGCATTACCTACTCGCGAGGCTCGATTACATTGAAAATCGATGCCACGATGGGTAGCTCGACATTTGAGGGCCAGGACGTAGATGGAGCGATTCATCGAGTCGAGACGAGAGATTTCATCATCACCGATGTGGCCAAATTTGAAGGGCGATTTGGCAAGCCCCTCGAAGGCGATCAGATCAACGATGGGACGAACAATTACCGAGTGCTCGCACCTGGTGGCGAGCAACCGTACCGATACGCAGGCCAGCATCGATCGATGCTGAGAATTCACTCCAAACAACTATAACGTAATAGCCTCTCTCTGAGAGGCGTAGGACAACACGCCTCTCGGAGAGAGGCTACAACGAAAGGCTGCAAACCATGTCGCAAGAAAATGGCGTTACTCATTACCTCATGAGCTCTGCTTTCGAGGTGGACGGAAAAGTACAAGTCGCAGGCACCGTGCTGCCAGCAGAGAAAATCGAGTCGCATCCTCGATTCGATATCCTCTTGGAAGAGGAACACATCAGGCCATGCGAGCCACCCGCTGGCGAGGTCAAGAAACCCGCATTGTTTGGCCGCAAGAAAAAGGCCGCTGAGGGCGAGTAGTCTTACCGATCATGAGCAATCCTGGCCGCTGGCTATGTCAACAAATCAAGAGCGTGCTTGAGGCCGCACCGGTCGACAGCAACTACACGCCTGGCGTATCGCTGCCGATGGCTGTCGGCACGATCACACCGCTGGAGCAATCGCGATTGCCCAAGTGGGAGCCAGCCGACCGAGAGAACCTTTGCATTGCACTGAGCGATCGAGCCAGGCGTACCTCGCTGTCGGGTCGAGTGCCTCGCAATCGACAGATCACAGTGCAGATGCTCGTGATGAAACGACTCGATCCGGAGTACTCCGAGCTTGAGAACCTTATCGATCTGATGTTTGCGATCGACGAGCTAATCGGCCAACAGCGACAGCTGGGCTACATCGAGTCCAGCAACGAACCCATTTACGATCCCGCAGTGCTTGACCAGCACTGCGAATTCAAATCGATCCTAACCATGACGTTTACCAACATTAACTAGGAGTAGTGCCCATGTCGTCTATTGCACCGCCTGCAGGCTGGGAAGTTTCACCCGTCGGTATTGATTGCCGGCTGTTTTACTCAACTAGCTTTGGCACTCCGACGCGAGTCGAAATCACCAGAGCGATCGACATCACTGAGACCAACACTCGCAATAAAGCAGAGCTAAAGAGTCGAGCCAGCGAGTGGTCATTCGATCGAGGAACGACGCGACGACAAGAGTTAGAATTTGGGTATCGATACAAACGAGGTACCGATGCCGTGTTTTCGGCACTTCGAGCAGCTCAGGCTGCAGGCACGACGCTCATTTTCTGGATTCTCGACGGGCCTGCCAATTTCATTGGAACTCAGGGTAAAGTCTTTCCCGGCCAGATTTTCGATTTCGGCAACGATGAACCGCTCGAGGATGGCAAAGTGATTAACTGCTCGATCTCACTCGTCGAGCATTACGAGAGCACCACGCTCATTCTGCCGCAGTGGTTCACTGTGACGTAACTGTAGCAGCCTCTCTCCGAGAGGCGTTTCAACACACGTAGGATGGGCACTCCTGCCCGTCCTGCAATGTTCACCAAAGGCTGAAAACCATGGATCGAAAATCAATGATGCTGTACATGAGTGCGATCGCAGTTTCGCAACTTATCAATCAGCCGCATTGGGAAGTCGAACGAGCGACAAGCCCGCTACAAATGCGAGATCGCAAGATGATCAGCAAAGCCGAGCGTGCACAGAGAAACAAAGTCAAATCGATCGCCGCAAAATCTCGCAAGAGAAATCGACGATAACCATCACGCCTCTCGGAGAGAGGCTAATACATAAGGCTGCAACCGATGAAAGATACTAAAGGCCGCGAGTGGAGCTTTCGCTTTACCGCGTTGACAGTGCGGGACATTAGTGCCGCCACAAACCTCGATACCAAGGCTCTTACAGGCGAGAATTCGCTGATGGTGCGAGTCGGTCAGTGCGAGGCGACGCTGCTGCAATGTCTCTGGCTGACGATCAAACCGCAAGCCAAACAGATGGGAGTGACCGAGGAGGAGTGGCTCGAGTCGCTGGACAACGACTCGCTGCAATTGGCCACCGAGGAGTGGATGCAGGCGTACATAAATTTTTCCCACCCCGCCCGCCGCGAGCTGCTGAGCCGGACGATGACTGCGACGCAGCGCAAAATGAAGCGAGCGACCAGGGAGCTCGAGACGCTGCTGGCGGGGAACGAGATCGACGCGGTCATAGATCGGGAAGTGGACAAAGCGCTGAGCTTATCCTCGAGCTCTGCCTGGACCTCGCCGGTGTCCTCGGAGTCGAGCCCTGGGGATACACACTCCGAGAACTGAGCCGCATGGCCAAGAGCCGGCTGATGCACGAGTGGAATCAAACGGCTGATCTCATGGCACTGCTGGCAAACCTGCATAGCACTAAACACAAGCGATTCGCACGATCCCATTTTCACCCGCTCATGGATTATCAGCGAGTGGGAACCAAACTGACGAAAGAACGTTTACACGCACAAAGGAAAGCATACGCCCGATGAAGCCACTTGTGTCATACTACGGAGGAAAGCAAAGAATAGTTAGGCATCTGCTTGAACTTGCACAAACTTTGCCGCACACGACTTACGCAGAGCATTTTGTGGGGGGGGGGGCGATGCTTTTTGCTAAGCCACCAGTGCAATGCGAAATGATTAACGACGTAGACGATCGAATCGTGACGCTCTACCGTGTTGCCAAGTCAAGGTCTGATGAGCTCACTGCATTAATAAATGCGACACCTTACAGCGAATCACAACACAGAAAAGCTCGCGAAATGTTGCAGTCAAGCGATGAACTGTTACGAGCTTGGGCTGTTTATGTTCAGCTCAAAATGAGCTACGCGAACAAGTTTCACGGTGGATGGATGCGTGACAAGCAAAAATCTTGTCAAAGTAAATGTTTTGCAAACAGTAAGGAAAGACTACAGGAACAGTGCGATCGGCTCAGGTTCGTGCAGATAAGTTGCTGCGACGCAATTAGAACCATCGAGTTATACGACACTCCTCACACCTTGCATTACTGCGATCCTCCATACCCCGGCACTGATCAAGGCCATTACAAAGGATACACCCTACAAAACTACAAAACGCTTGTAGCCGCACTTGAGGCATGCAAAGGAAGTGTCATGTTATCGAACTACGAGCAACCGATCAAAATGCCGAAACGATTTAAAAAGATTACCATCGAAACAGTTCAGTCAGCTGGATCTGCAAAGACGAAACGCAAAGCAACTGAGATTCTTTGGTATAGCGCAGCAAACACCTAGTTAGTACCTACCTTACAACAAAAGACCTACGCCCGATGATTCAATTCAGCCGCAGTGCCAAAGATTATTTTTTCGATCGCCAAAAGGTAATCGATATGGTCGACAAAAAAGAAGGCATCGCGATGGGTAAGATCGGTGGCCGTATTCGACTCACGGCGATGCGATCCATGCGATCGCAAAAGAAGCCCAAAAAAGGGCCGCTAATTCGCAAGGCCTCGGCACCTGGCAAGCCGCCGAGACGACATACAGACCTGGGCAAAGGTCTATCGAAGATTTGGTACAACTACGATCCGCAACGCCACCGAGTGATTATCGCTCCTCTGAAATTCAATTGGTCTGTTTATCCCGAGATGACAGTACCCGAGCTGCACGAGCAAGGGGGCACGGTCACGCTGATCGAGGCTGAGTACATCATCAATACCAACCAAGGCCGCAAGAGCCAATGGATACAAGTCGGCCGGCGTGGCGAGGCCAAAGCGAAGCAGCGAGGCCAACAGGTCCGACGTCGCAAAGCAAAGTATCCCGAGCGACCGTATATGCGACCAGCTCTCGATAAAAATCGGCAGTACATCATGGATTCTTGGTCGATGGCAGGAGTGGGGGCAGGCTAATGTCACGCGAAGTACCAGCAGGAAAAGCATCAGTCATTATCGAGGCCAACCGCTCTAGGCTGGCCGCCGGGCTGCGAGCTGCTCAAAAAGAGCTTGTGACCTTTGCTGCAGGTGCAGCCAAGATCGGTGCAGGCATGGGGGCGGGTGCGATCGGAGTACTGGCACCAGTGGCTGCTGCTGTGCGATCCTTTGCCGATGCGGGTGGTGCGATCGATGACATTGCACAACGCACCGGGGCCAGTGCTGAGGCTATCTCTAGCTTGGGCTACGCCGCCAAGATGAGTGGCTCGTCGATCGAGGATATTGAAAAAGGTATTCGCTCGATGCAAAAGGGCATCGCGAGTGGCTCGAAAGTGCTCGAGGAGCTGGGCCTAGATCCTGCAACGCTTTCGGCGATGAGTCCCGATCAGCAGTTTGCTGCGATCGCTGACAAGATTGCAGCGATCGAAGATCCTGCCGCTCGTGTTACGGCCGCGATGGAGATCTTTGGCAAGTCCGGTGCAAACCTGCTGCCTCTGCTGAGCACTGGCTCAAAGGGGATTGACGCGCTACGTTCAGAGGCTCGTAGCCTTGGGGCCGAGATGAGTGGCGAGGATGCTGCCGCGGCTGCGACGCTCGGTGACTCGATCGACATGCTGGGCACTTCGTTCTCGGGCTTGGTCAACACGATCGGTGCAACCGTCGCGCCGATGTTTACGGCCGTGCT